GATCCGCGTCCAGCCCCTCCATCTTGCCTTGCTGGTAGCGTAGTTTCTGGGCATCAAGCAGCGTCTTCGCCGTCTCGGCGCCGTAATATCCCGCCTGCGCCTGCTTCGAGGGATCGGGAAACAGGCTTCCGGCGAGGCTGTTCAGGCCCTGGTCCCATCCCGTATTACCGGTGGCGAAAACTGGCATGGCTTAATTGAACCCCCCGGTTCCGTCGCCAATGATTTTTGGCGCGGTTGTCGCCGCCGGCAAACCCGACGCACCCGGCAATATCGCCGGGCCGTAGCGCCCGGCGCCGTAGAGCCCCAGTTGGCCGATCCCGGAGTACAGCCCGGCCACCTGTTGCTGCCATTGGGCGTCCGCTTTGGCCTGCGCGGCGGCGTTGGCGGCCTGGGTGTCGGCGTCGGACTGTCTCAGGTTGGCGCTGCCCGTCGTGTTGCCGTACTGGAGCCCGGCGTACTGGTTCTCACCCGCCGCGCGTTGCTGGATCAACTGATCCACCGCGCCGCCGTAGTCGGTGGCGTTGCGGTAAGCGATCTGCGAGGGCAGCAGTCTGATGTTGGAGCCGCCGGCCAGGAGCTTTTCCGCCGCCTGCGTCGGCATGATGGCGGTCTGGTTCTCGGTAACCGCCTGGCCGGTGTCGTGCAACGGCTGACCGTAGGACGCGACCCTGGCGATGTCGGAGCCATACTGGCGGATGTTGGCGGCGGCGATCCCCATGCGCCTTGCCAGGGCGGTTTTCATCACCGGGTCGTTGACCGAGGTGGACGCGCCGGAACCCGAAGGATCAGTAGCGGCGGGACCGGTGGGACCCGGCGCCTGGGACGCCGCCAGCAGCATCGCCGCCTGGTCCTGGGCGCCTTGCTGGGACTTATCGAAGACCCCCGGCGCGGCGGTTGACTGCAAGAGTTCCTGCGCCCGCGCGTCGGCGGCGGCGCGCAACTGGTCAGCCGTCTGGTTCTCGGCGTTCACCGTCTGGTTCTGCCGGTCCAGCGCCGCGTTCTGCGCCGCGCGGGTCGCCATGGCCTGGGTGGTGCGGTCCTGGGTTTCGCGCTGGCCGGTGGCGAACTGCGCGTCGGACTGGGCTTTGGTCGCCGCCATGCGCTCCAGGAACGCCTGGTTCTGCGCCTGCGTGGTGGCGGCGTTCTGCTGTCTTACGGCGTCGGCGGCACGACTTTGCGCGGCTGATGACTGAGACGCGCCATAGATCGTCGCCCCCGTGCCCACCGCCGCCGACGTGGCCGCGATGTAGGGCGCGGCGGCGGCCATGGCGGCGGCGAACTCCGGTCCGAGACACATGTGCGTCGCTCCCTATGGACCGGTGCTGGACCGGTTCGGGTTGGTCCCGCCCAGGCCCGCGCTTCGGCTGTTGGCGTAGCTGTTGCTGATACCCAGGGCGTTCTGTCCGCCCACGTAGGACCCGACACCGCCCAGGACATTGGTGAAGATGTTGGTGAGCGGGCTCACCGTGGGCACGCCGCCCAGGCTGGCGATGACATCGCCCGACGTGTTGGTGACGCCGGAGATCGCCTGCCGCGTCGTGTCCAGGCCGGCGGTGACAGCCTGGTCGTTCACCCCGGCGATGGGCGGCGCCACGGACTCAGCCGCCGTCACCTGTCCCAGGAGGTTTTGCTTGGTGCCGGCGACCTGGGCCTTCAGCGTGTTGGTGGCGTCCTGCGCGTTCTGGGTTTGCGCCGCCACGGCGCGGCCCTTGTCTTCCTCAAGCAGGCCTTGCTGATCCACCGCCGCCTGACTGGAACTCAGCCCCTGCCGGGCGAGGCCGAACAACAACTGCTTCTGGGCGAGATCTTTCTGGTATTGTATGTCGTCGGTGGCTTTCTTCAGGTAGTCGCTGGAGTACTCGTTGAAGTACTCCGGCGAGAAACGCGCGAACGCGTCGCCCACCTGCTTGCTGCCCGCCGCCAGCAGATCGGCACGGCCCTTGTCGTAGGTGGACTGCCGCGCCGACTGGGCATCGGCCTGTGCCTGGAGCTTGTCCTGCTGGGCTTTCTGGTCCGCGACCTGTTGCTTGTTGAACGCCAGTTGCTGGTCGGAGATGTCTTTCTGCTGTTGCAACTGCTTGTCGGAAATGTCGCGTTGCAACTGGTTCTGGTAACCCTGGGTGTCATAGATGCCACGATCAATGAACTCCTGCGGGATGCCGGGATCGCCGACGATCTCCTTGCCCGCGTCCGGTCCCGCCGTCGGGTGGTACACCTGCGTCGGTTTGAACGGCTGACCGCCGCCCTTCGGTCCACACATTGTCGCGTCTCCATCCCAGGACGACGAAGTCCTCGCCGTCACGCCCGTAGCCTCGCAGCACGCCCTCGATCTCGCCGCCGAACAGTCCCCTGATCCAGCGTATGTTCTGGGTGTTCGCGGCCATCGCGTAAGCCTCGGCGCGATGCACCTCGGTGCGCAGGATGGCGGGCCGCATTTCTTCCAGCACGTAACGGCTCAGCGGTCGGATCACCCGGTTCCAGCGTTTGGTGCCGAAACCGCAGATCATGACCACGCCGGGGCGGATCAGCGTGGCGCCGATCAGCGCCACCGGCTCGCCATCGACCCAGAAGGATTGCCATAAATCGTTGCACGCCAGTGCCATGACCTCGTCGGCCAGCCGCTCCAGGTCGTCGTCCCAGCGCAACGCCAGGATCTCGCGACGGTCATGCTCGCGCAGGTTGGCGAGGATATGTGCCACCACCGCCCGCGTGACGGGCTCGCGCGTGACCACGGGGCCGGTCATTTCACGCTCGCTTCAGCCGTGTTCAGGTGGATCGAGGCCAGCAACGCGGGACCCGGTGCCTGGTGCTCCATGTGAACACCCACATGCGTGCCGTAACCGGCGAAGGGAATGCTCTGAAGCCCGAAGGTATTATCCTGGATGTTCGCCACCAGTTCGAAGGCTTCGGTGTTGTTGGGCAGCATGCCCATGGCGACGCTCCAGGCGCCCTGGCACATCACGTCCACGCTCTGGATGCGCTTGCGCGTGGTCGGTCCCTCGATGTCCATGTGCGGCGTGCGCACGGTGACCTTGCAACTGTCGTAGGTCGCGCCATCGACGCCACCGTAGAGGTAAACCTTGTTGTCGCTGCTTCGGGCGTAGACCCGGTTATGCACGACCGCCCACTGGCTCACCCAGAAGTCCAGGACGAAGTGGCTCCAGGCGGTGATGTTGCCCGCCGGGAAATAACTCAGCACGAAGACCTCGTCGCCGCAGGCCAGCCAGTAGCGCCCGGTGATCGGCTGCACCACGGCCTGGGCGTCGAGCGCCTTGTCCAGCGCGGTGCGGATCAGCTGGATGAGCAATGGATCAACCGCCGATCCCACGTCGGACACCGCCGCCGTGGTGGTGACGGTCTGGGACTTGAGGCTGCGCACGCCTGAGTCCGACAGGAACAGGACATCTCCGGTGCCGAACTGCACCACGCTGTGCGGCGCCAGCGTGCCGATCCTGAGTGTTTGTTCCAGCACGTCCTGGGTCGGGTCCGGGTCCAGGCGCCAAAGCTGCGTCAACAGGCGGGCGAGCACCGCCATCTTGTCATAGAACACCTCCATGCCCTGTAGCCCCTCACCATCGGCGTCATGCGCCGCGAGGTTGATGAACCCGGCACCGGGATGGACCGTACTGGCCGGATCGTTGACCGAGGGATCGTTCACCCCGGAAAACTCCAGATAGGTGGTGGTAAGCCGGTACATCTTGGTTTTGTGGGTCCGGGCGTAGGCCCCCGCGCTCGCGATGGGGGCGCCACCCACGGCGTCGCGCACGATGACGTTGTTCCACCAGTTGATCGGGTCGCCATCGGCTCTGAAACCGCACACGTAGAACCCGGTGGACCCGGTGTCGAACGCGTCCACGTCGGTGAGATCGACGGGTCCCGGACCGCCGGGGTCCTCCAGCGAGTGCGGGATGATCGGAACGGGGCTGGTCCCGGAGTCGATGGCGCCGAGACCGACGCCGAACGCATGCAGGTTATCGCCCTGACCGAACAGATAATCCGCCTGCGAAGGCAGCGTGGCGACCTGAACGAACGCCATGCGTTTCTCGATCTCGCCGCCCTGAGTGATCACACAGTTGTCCAGGATACGCAACGAACCGCCGGGCGCCGTCAGCGGTGACTTGCGTACATCCAAACCCTCCTTAAAGTCCTGAATACTGAATACTTTACTCACATCATCAGCCCGACTGATACCCTGGCGGAATGTAATCCAGGCCCACCACGCCGGTATCGAACTCGCCCATCGGCGCCCTGGCATCCCCGCCGCCGCCGCCCATCACGAAAGGCTCGCGCTTATGACTGAACTGGCGCACACGGTGCCGGCGCATGATCTCGTTCGCCTTGGTCATCTTCAGTTGGGCGTCCTTGGCCTCGTCCCGGGCCAGGATCTCAGCGGCGCAGAAGATCACGATCAGGTGGTCCGGCAGGGTCGCCTGATCGCTGTCGTTGATCATGGGTTGCACGGTTTTGGTCCCGCGCATCCTGAGCAGGCCCTCGTGCATGGTGGTGGTGGCGTCGGGGATCGGCCAGACCTCGAACATCCCCGAGTCAGCGTTGTGCATCCAGCGGCGTGGGGGCCAGGACTGGTCGCCGGCCTCGCTGTCGTAGAGCCGCATCTCGCGGGGACCGATGCCGTAGGTGACGTTGGAAATCCACATGTTGGAGTTTGATATGAGCCAGAGCTTCGAGATATCCTCGAAGCCCAGATCGACGGGGTATTGATAGTATCGCTGGCCCTGAACCATTTCGGTGTCACGGTCGATGATCAGTTGCGGCCAGTCGTAGTCCCGGTACAGATCAAGTTGGGTGCGGTTGAGATAGTATAACAACGTGTCCCGGTCATTGATGCCGTGCGCGACGTTGGTGCTGTGCCCGAGTTCGGCGCGCAAATCGGTCAACATGTCGCGCAGTTGTTTACCCATTGCTGGAAGCGCCTACCCGCGCCGCCCGCGCGGTGCGCGCCGCGAGGTTACCCTCGCTCTCGCGTCGCATGGCGCCGCCCGCCACGTCCGGCAGGTGGTCCGCCGTCCTTGGCGCGCTGGTGCCCTCGCCCCGGATATTGTCCCGGGCGCGGAACGAGGCGGCGTCCGGCATCTCGGGTTTGACCGCCGCCGTAACCACGTCAACCAACCCCAGAGGATCGTCACCCAGTTCATCGGCGTCGTGTCCCGCGATCTGATCAAGCGATACGTCGGGCGGCGGCGGCTCGTCCTTGTATGTATTCACCACGCGCGGCATCGAGGCCGGCATGGTGAACATATCCAGGGGTTTCAGGAGTGGATCGGGGCTATCGGGCCGGGTCGGTCCCGGGACATGGATCGGCTCGACACACATGGGTAGCGTGCCGTCCCCCACGGGCAGTCTGGGCCGCGCCCCCGGGAACACCTCGGTGACCGCCTTGTCCCCATAAATGAGCCTTAGTCTTTCCAGGACCTCGGCCTGGGTGGCATCCCACTCACCCACGACATGGATATCAAGGATCGCTTCCTCGCCATGCAGATGCTGGAGGACAATCAGTTCCGGGAAGACGATGGGTCTTCCCCGGTGGCGGACCACCACCTGTTCGGGATCGGCTGCGAGCGCGATGGAGCATCGCAAAAGCTGAAAGTTCATGTCAGTCTGTCCTCGGGGAGCCGTCCGGGTTGCGCGTGATCGCGATGTTCGCCCACATGGCGCAGTCCCTGAGTTGACGCAGCATGTAGGTCTTATCCGGGCCATCCGGTATGATGTTGTCGAGTTCAACAGTAAGTTCCGCGAAAGCGGAGCGCGCCTGAGCCATGGTTCGCATCTGATCGTCAGTCGGCTTCAGGTATTCAAAGGTCGAAGCGTGCAGCATTGGGGCATCCTCCTGTCCCACGAGAAACACCGCCGGGACGGACATGTCCCGGCGGTTGCGAAAGTCACGCGATATCGTAAACCCCCGAACCATTGAGTTGCTGCGCGCACATCTGGCCGGTATGGGTGAGGCTTTTATACATGACGAACGTGTTGTAAGGCCGCGCGGGGGTGAAACGATGATCCCACTCGCCGTCCATTTTCATCAGGTAGATGTGCCTCGGGTCCCACCAGTAGAGCCGTTTGGTGAAGCCGAGATCATCGAGCGTCGGGTCGTACTCGATCATGGTCCCGCCGGGTAATTTAAGCTGCCCCATGGAACCGTCCTGCGTGCCGGTGAAACCCGTCATGCTGTAGTTGCCGTTGGCGCGGAACTCGATTTCCATCGCCGAGATGAACGCGCTGCCGGCGAGTGCCTTGCTCGGTCTGCCGCCGTAACGGATAAGCTGGCGGTACTCCTGTTGCAGAAACTCGATCAAAGCGCCGCCGTTGGTCGGGCTTGACGTGATCGGCCCCCTGCCCCCGGCGGTGCCGAAAGCGGTGGTCGCCGCGCGGTTGCGCCACCATGTGTTGGTCCTCGCCAGACCCCCCGTGGTGCCAACCGCCGGGCTGTCCAGGATGATGCTCTGCATGCCGGCCAGCGCCTTGGGGTCGGCGGTCCCGTCGCCCCACAGCAAGGTGTTCATGTTACGCGCATACTGTTCGCCAAAGTCCTCCAGCTTGTCCTGAAGCAGGTTCACCAGCACGGTCACTTCGCGGTCGGAATGATTGCTCATGTCCGAACCGTTGCCGGCGTCGTCGGTGATGCTGATCCCGTCGATCTTGAGTTCAGTGTGCGTCAGCGTGAGACCGATGTGGTGCTCGCGCCACGGATAGTTCGCCCGCTTGATATTGGCCGGCGTGTAGAAGTTCACCGTGTCGTTATGCGTGTAACCCACGACGTGATCGTTGGTGCCGCCCGCGCCGTAGTCGCCCTTGACGGCGAGCGAGATATTCCCCTTGCCGCCGGGGAAACTCTTGGAACTGGACTCAGCCCACTTGAGCAGGGGCTTGGCCTGGATCGACTGTTTGAAGGTGTCTCCCTTGTTGTAGTAAAAATCCAGAGCGGCGTTGGCTATGTTGGCGAGTTCTCCGGCTGTGAAAGCCATCTTGTGAGGTTCCTGACCATCACGACGCGCGCCTCATGTTCGACATCGCCAGCAGGACAGCGTCCTTCATGGAGGTC